TTTTAATCCTGTTAGATTTTCAGTTTTTTGTAACCAACTGTCTTTCTTAACTGCGTCACCTTTGGCTCCACCAAGAAGGAATGATCTAAGTCCACCTGTTTGTTTTGCTTTCTCGGCATCAGATTTTTCTATACCAGCAGTTACTTTATCGCCACCACCAGCTTTAACATATGCTTTGATATTGTCTTTGAGAATTTTACCTAGATCTTTTAAATTCTCATTTAATTCTTCTTCTCTTTTCTTTTTTTGCTTAAACTCTTCATCATTTGCCGCATGCTCAACCTGCTCGGACATTTTCTTAACATCCATAGACAAGTTCATACTTGAGGATGTGTTGATTTCTAAAGCTGCAGTATTTTTCTTCTGTAGCTCTGCTTGTAACTTGAGCAGTTCTTGCATTGTCATATTACTTGTTCTTCTCTATTCGTTGTTTTTCTTCTTTTAAATACTCGACTAACATAGCAATGTAAATCTCTCGTTCAAATGGGATCATGTTTTCAATCTCAGTCAGAGAATATTTGTGGTATTGCATTAGCGCAAAGTTTGTTTTATAATAATTTGCTAATGCCTCATGACTGAGATTAACTAAAAAAAACTTGCTGTTCCCTCCAAAGCTGTAACATTATGTGTTCCGCAAGCAGGACAATCAAATTCAATATCCTGTTTAAATCTAGGAATGTTGACAAAAAAGTTTTCTAATTTGTCAAACTGTTCTTTAGTTAAATTCATAACGAACTCTTCAAGTTCAGCTCTAGTTTGATCTTTCGCATAAAATACTTCATCACCATTAAATACTAAATCTATACAATCAATAACAACTTCCATAACAGCATTAATGTCTTCAGTTTTACCATCAGCTTTTCTGAAAGTATCTAAATTTGGGTAATGCATTACTACACCAGTTTCCCCAAACAACATAATTTTATTACTGTGTTCTGGTGCTCTAACAATAGGAATTTTAGTTAAATCGATATCAAGTTTAACTTTGTTCTTTTCTTGTTCGCAGTGCTGGCAAGTAAAAATTAACTCAACATATTCGCCAACAGATTTTGCTCTAATCTGAGTAAATAAAAATTCAATGTCAAATATCGCCAATTTATTTGGGTCAATATCGTCTTTAACACAGTTTTTAATAATTTCTTTCAATGTAGCAATCATTACATCAATGTCTTCGCTCTGTTGAGCCAAAAGTAATGCTTTTTCTTCTTTTACCAAAAATGGTCTAAAAGAAATTTTTTGACCAGTAGAAGGAATCTCTACATTATATAATGGTGTATTCATCATTGGCAATGCCATAACTCACTCTCCCTTATTCATCTTTTCAATCAATTTGTTCAATTCACTTGTGCTACCAACGAAGATAGCATTGTTTGTAACACTTTTGGCGCCACCTTTCGGTTCGTCCAATTTTTGTTTCTGTTGATGTAATTCCATCAATTGAGTATTAATATCTGCAACCTGTTTCATCAGATTTCCAACAACTTCAAATGCTCTTGGATGTTCAGACTGTTTAGCGACAGCCAAAGCAGCATCTAATGCATGCTGACCTTTACTTAATAAATCAAGAAGGTTTGCTCTTGTCTTGTCATAGTCAGATTCAACCTTCTCTTCTTGGGATACTAAAATTTCGCCAGTTTCAGCAACAATTATATCAGTTGGTTTTTTATCAATTGGCGTCATATTAAAAATATCGCTCAAATTATCATCAATTTTCATTTTATAAGTCGTTTCTAGTATTTCTTACTGGTGGGTCGTCAGGGTGTAATCCGCTAGTTGTATTTATTGGTTGAGGTGCAAAGGCAGCAGGTGTTGGTCTCGCAAAACTTGGTGTTGGAACTGTTGGACTAACACTTGGTGTTGGCATTGATACTGGCGAAGGTATGCTAGGTGTTGGAGACATGCTTGTTGGTGCATTTGAAATTCCTGTTGGTGGGGTATAAGATGTTCCCATCATTCCTGATGGACCAGTTGGTAAACCACCATTATTTGCGCCAGCTAATTTCTCTTGTGTTCTACCAAAAGCAGCGATACCAAGAACAGCGCCCATAGCGACATGGAATAAACCAGCACCCTGAAGTGTTAGAGGTTGCCACTGAGTGTTTACTGAACCATGACCGAGTGTTTGAACTAGCGACCATAGAATTGGTGCTACCATAAAATCGAAAGTACATACTGCCATGTACATCCAACCCATCATTGGACGCCACTTACTGTTCATCCAATCTTCTTTTTTCTTTTCGCTTTCGCTTTTTACTTCTTCTGCCATTTTTAGAAACTCCAATTTGAAGGATTTGGTAAATCTGATGTTACATTTTGTTGAGTACTTGGAATTCTTCCAAAAGAACTCTGCCCAGTTAATGCGCCCAAAATTTGATTTGGACCTGATGTTATATTTTGTATTAGATTAGATTGGAACGCATTAAATTGTGATAGATATTGTTGTGGTATGCTCTTAATTTCATTAATGTCACCAGCAATTGCTGATAGTGGACCAGAAGCTGTCGCAGCTGAACCTGCTAATATTCCTGGAACATTCGCCGATGCTAATGATCCATTATTTGGAACAAGAGTCATCTCTTTCCAATATTTGTACTGCATAGTTACTGAAAGTTTCATTATATCTTTATTCGCCCAGTCTAATTGAACTGCTCCAACTGATTTTGGGTAACATTCGTATAACTCAACCATCATTCTGTTATTGTCTAATGTATCTTGAACTAGAATCTGCATTTGTGGACAAATATATTCATCATAGTATCTTTGAGTTCTTGCATCGCCATTTTGAATTAACTTTGCCCAGTCATCAAAATATTGTTTAACTTCCATCGAATTATCTACATAGAAAGACATTTGTAGAGGTTCGTAGTTAAACTCAGTAGGAGTTTCTCTAACTTCACCAAAAATTCTAACTGGTGCTGTATTAACTGTAATTCCAGGAAGTTGAACCTGATCGCAGAACATTAACAACTGTTGAAATGATTTTAATGGTGGATTTGGACTGCTACTTTGGTAGCCAGCAGGAACAGCCATAAGAACAGAAAATCTGTTCGTTCTAGCCATACCCAAATTCATTTGTGACACGAAGTCGCTTATGTTCATTGCTTGATCCTAATTTTAGATTCTGCCCAAACTTGTTCTTTACTTGCTCCAACAAATCTCTCAACTGGTAACATCATTGCGGTAGCCCAATCGGCAGATTGAACATTAACCAGTGGAGACATAACATGACTTGTTAGATATCTTTTTACACATGGCTTTGCTAAGTTAAATTTCGCTACTCCATCAATTAACTGCCATGAAAACTTTAATTTTGTTGATGCGTTCCACTTGTCGTTGTTCGCAAACATCAACAAACGATCCATAAGAACAAGTCTTAATCTGTGTGGAAGATAATGCATGTTCAAACCAAGCCAGCCATCTTCAAGTTTTCTAAATGGGAAAACTAGAGGAAATCTATCATAGTATGGTAGTTCGTTTTTTAATTTTGGATTGTAGTAGTACATGTACAACTTTCCAGGCATCAACGCATTTGCGCTCTTAACATCTTTTGGATCATTATTAATGATCATGTTAGGAGTAATTCGTTTTTTGCTTAAAAGGAGAACTTGTTGGTCGAACCACAGCTGTGACTTTTTCGCTATCGACTTGTCAAAGCGATATTTGTCATAGATGTCTTGTAATTCTGATTTAGCCATAAGTATATTTATAGTCCCAATTCATGTTCTGTAAGTATAATAAACTCCCATCCACGATCTTTGGCATATGCTTTGGCTGCTGTCCACTTGGATTGATTTTTGATGTAGTCAAATGATTCTTTAATATACCTTTGAGTTTGGCGTCCAGGATAAACAGGTGGAACTGTCTGTTTGGCTGGTTTAATTTCTACCAAATAAGTCTTTATTGCTCCAGCTTTATCTTTAATTTGAATCTGAAAATCGACATAATATCGATGAATACGATTATCCGTTCCACATCTGTATGGGATGATAATTTCTTCAGAAATCCACTTAACTACGCTTGGATTAACATCACACCAATTGGCAAATCTTGTTTCCCAAGAAGATCTCATTATAATGTTTGTTGGATCGCCAGAGTATTTTTGTGGATTGGTTGGTGTAAACTTCCTCTTATGGAACATAAATATACGAATAGAGTCTAATACTCATATTTAGAGAAAACCATGGCAGATAATACCCCTACAGTAGCTTCCTCAAGTTTAAATCCACAAAGGGGAGCAGCTACTTCTTTTACCCCAACACAATATAATATTGATCAGTATCAGTATCCAGCTGACCTGTATTCAAACAATTCTGTATATGGTGGAAATTATGTTATTTTCTACATAAATGTAGCTGAAGATTCAAGAATTTTCGCTGTAAACAAAGAACCAACTGTTGATCCAAAACTTGTCCCAGCAAGACTTCGTGGCGATCTGGCTTCTCAAAATTTTAATACTGCTCAAACAACAGTTGGCGCTGCTGCTCCAGTTGCAGTTGCTGGCGCTGCAGCAGGTGGAGCAACTCAATATGCTAAGGGAATTGTTAATGTGGCAAAGGGAGCATTAAAAGGTGGTGCTCTCGGAGCAGTTCCAGGTGGCGCATCTGCTTTAACAGTTGCTAATGCTGTTGGTGGAAAAATGGGTCGCCAACAGAAAAGACTACAAAAAGCCATTGCTCTGCATGTTCCAAATGATTTGAGTATCAGCTATAATACCCAGTGGGATGCTGAAGATACAGCAATGTTTCAAATGGGAGCAACTGCTTCTAAAGAAATGGGTAAAGCGTTTGCGCAAGATGGAACTAAAAATGGTATGGGCGCTACCAGTGCAATTTTGACAAGTCTAGCATTGTCGAAAGGTCCACAGGGCGCAGCACTTTCTGCAGCTTCTGGTATCGCAGCAAACCCAAAGAAAGAAAACTTGTTTAAGTCTGTTGATTTTAGAACATTTACTTTTAGTTATAAATTTTTTCCAAGAAACCCAAACGAAGCCCAAGATGTAATGAACATAATTAAAGAGTTTAAAGTTCATATGCATCCAGAATACAAAGATTCAAATAATTTCGTATTCATTTACCCATCAGAATTTGATGTTTATTACTACAACAACGGAGTTGAGAACTTAAACTTGCATAGACATACTTCTTCAGTGTTAACAAATATGGATGTGAATTATACTCCAAATGGAATGTTGAATACATTTGACAATGGTATGCCTACTCAGATTGATGTTAAACTAACATTCAAAGAACTCTCTATCCTTACAAAACAAGAAATTCAGGACGGATTCTAATATGTATTTTAACACAATGCCAAACATATATTATGATTTTAATGATAAGAATGGGCAACCATATCTTAAAATTCTTAAAGATATAACAACGAATGTTCGTGTTATACAACAGGTTTTAGAGAATGTTACTGTATATGATTACTATGATATTATTGATGGTGAAACAATGGAGATAATTTCTACAAAAGTTTATGGTACTCCAAATTATCACTGGCTCTTAATGTTATTGAATAATATCTACGACTATCGTTCTGATATGCCATTAACATTCACACAGTTAGATGAGTATATTACGCAAAAGTATACAAAAACATATACTTTTACATCATCAATTTGGTCTTATACAACAAACCAAGCTGGGACTCAAAATGTTGTAACAATAACAATTCCATCACATGGTCTACCAGTTGGCACTAGTATTATTGTTGAAGGTGCCACTGGAGATCATCCGCCAAATGGAACTTTTACCATCTCTAGCACAACAATTGATACAATTTCTTTTATCACAAGTGGGGTTCACGGGATTGGTGGTGGAACATTAACTATTATTGCTACAGTTACAGCTTCAGCTGTTCATCACTATGTCGATTCAAATGGATATATCGTAAACCAAACTGCATCTGGAGCTGTGCCTGTATCAAATTATGATTATGAAGTTGCAGTTAATGAATCAAAACGAAGAATTAAAATTGTCTCTAAAAATGTGCTAGATATATTGGCTAAACAGTATCAACAAATGTTCTCATAATGTCAACAGAAACCGAATTTGATAATCCCTCGTCAGCAGAATTAAGGGTAGCTGGTGATGTAAGTTTAGAGAAAGTTCAAATAACTTCTCTGGCAAACAACACATTTTTTGATATTAAAAATCAGGTAATTACTCTTCAAATTTTTGAAGATTTATTCAGCCCTTTTATTACTGGAACATTAATCGTTAAAGACTCGTTAGATTTAATAAACTCGCTTCCATTTACTGGGCAAGAATATTTAGATCTGCGTGTTTATACTCCAACATTCGACAAATCATTAAAATCTGATGGGGTTATTGATCAAAGATTTTACATTTACAAATTAACAGAACGAGAGTATTTTGGCGAAAAAGCTGTTGGATATCAAATTCATTTTATTACAGCAGATGCGGTTACCGATTTAAATGTTGCACCAAGTAAAGCATTTTCTGGAAAAGTTTCTGAAATCGTTGCTAAAATTGTAAAAGATACTGCATATCTCAATAGCGATAAACAACTTATCCTTGAAGAGACCAAAAACAGTATTAAATTTATTTCCAATTTTTGGCCACCAACAAAATCTATTAAGTATGCAACTGAGCATGCTCAGAATCCAAATAACAGTTCTACCTATTTGTTTTTTGAAAATAGAAAAGGATATAATTTTGTTTCTTTAGATTATCTTAACGATCAGCCAGTATATCAGACATTTAAGAGTGGAACCACTCACGATGATATTAACAAGCTGGGTGGATCAACTCGTGTTCTTGAACGAGATTTTAGTAAGATACTAGAATTATCTGTTCCTACTGGGTTTGATTATATTGATCGTGTTAGACATGGAACATATGCTTCTAAACTTGTAACACACGATTTTACCACAAAAAGATATGGTACTGTGTTTTACGATTATCTTAAAAAGTTTGGCGAAGGTAAAGAAACAAGATTAAATCAATTTCCAATTACAACAGACGAAGTAGCTGCTCGTGTTGGTTCAATTACCTTTACGATTGAAAAAGAGAATCAAGTATTTACAGGATTTGGTGAAATTGGTGTTGCTAAAGTTTTACAGGATAGAATATCCAGAATGAAACAGGCAGAATCGTTTAAATTAAGTCTGCGTGTTAAGGGTAGAAGCGATTATACAGTTGGCCAAAAGGTTTATCTTGATGTAAACATTCCAGCACCAACTGCGACTGCTGACACTCCAAACGATTATAAAGATAAAATGTACAGCGGTAACTATTTAATTTCTGCCATTAATCATGTTATAGATAGAGAACAACATGAATGTTTTATTGAAGTGATTAAAGATAGTTTGATATTTGATTTGAAAACAGGAAAAACAGCAGCATGAAATTATATACAGGTGTAGTTGAAAATAGAGATGATCCATTACGAATTGGTCGTTGCCAAGTTCGTATAGTTGGACTTCATACTGAAGATAAAACAAAACTACCAACTGAAGATTTACCTTGGGCTCATCCTATTGCTCCAATAACATCTGCTTCAATGAATGGTATTGGATGGACACCTGTTGGTCCAGTTCTTGGAACATGGGTTGCTATCATGTTTACCGACCCAGACGAACAGTATCCTGTTATGTTGGGAACTCTCCCAGGAATTCCTCAATCACAAGCAGCGCAGATTGCTTCTGAAGAATCTTCCTCAGATGCTATCGCAACTGATGGTGGTATTCTTGTTGACTCAACAGGTACAGAAATTAAAAATACTGATGGAACTCCTGTTCAAGTTGGGACTCAAGATTCTCAATCAAGTCCATCAACAACTGCTCCATCTTCAACTGGTGCAGCGCAACCAAATCTCACTGAACAAAATACACCAAATGCTGTTCCTGACGCAACTTTAAAAACAGATATTCCAACAACACCTCCACCAAACTCAACAAGTAATACAACACAAGCAACTGCTTCTATTAAAGCGATTATCTCTGCTTGTGATAAAATTGGGTTGACTAGTAAATACGCAAAATGTGCTGTTATTGCTATTGCTGGTGGTGAGTCTGCTTGGCTTCCTGTTCCTGAGGGGTTTTATTACAGCAAAGCAGAAAGTCTTGCGTCAGTATTCAAAGGTGTGTTTAAGGGAGATCTGGCTCTCGCTGCGAAGTATGCTAAATGGCAGGGTTCGAGAGAAGATTTCTTTAGATTTATTTACAGCCCACAGTTTTCTAATGGATATAATGCTGGTAACAGACAACCAGACGATGGAGCATTATTCTATGGTCGTGGGTTTATTCAGTTTACAGGTAGAGCACTCTATCAACAATTAGAAACTGCCTTGGGTAAAGCTGGTATTGTTGCACCACTTACTACACAACCTGACTTGCTGTTGACAGATGTAAATATTTGCGCTGCAGCAACAGCAATGTTTTTCAAATTAAATGTTAAAGTTGATCAAAACGATCCAGGATATTTCGTTGCTGCTAGAAAAAGAACAGGTAATGACGCTGGTGGTGGATATGCAAAGAAACAAAAATACTATGATTATTTCTTAGGTGGAACAACTGGTGTTGATTCTACAAATAAACCAACTGCCGATGCTCAAGTAACTTATACACCAGCTGATGTTGCTGGATTGCCACCAGCTAAACAAGCTGCTTTACTTGAAAATCGTTCAGCAAATAAAACAATTGGATTTACAGACCCAACTGGTAAATATCCACTAAGAAATTTACTTGATGAGCCAGATACTAATCGTCTTGCTCGTGGTATACAAAAAGAAACTGCGATTGAGTTTAAAGATTCGCAAAGATCAAAAGGAATTCCTTCTGCGAATGGTGGTGATAATTGGGATCAACCTCTTGCTCCATTTGGTGGCGAATATCCATACGCAAAGGTTATGGAAACTGAATCTGGTCACTTACTAACTTTTGACGACACACCA